CCAGCAGCGCCTTCAGCAGGTGAAGAACCAGCACCTACACCTCCAGCAGCATAACTGACTAAATAACAATATGCCCGCTGCTTGTGAAGTAACACCAATTTCCGCCTTTTTATCTACTAATCTTAATAACAAAATTGAATGCTATGAAAGATTAGGAGAAAGAATAAAAAGATCATTAGGTTACCCTCTTATATCTTTAGAGATACATCAAGACCAACTATTTGAGAACATTCAGATAGGGGTTGAGATGTTTTCTAAATTTGCGGGCTATACACGTGAGTATCTTATATTTGATTCTAACCTTTACGAGAAGAATAAAGGCATTAGATTAGATTACTTGTTCACAATAGCTAATACTGAAAGAACACCTGCTCAGAAAGTATCTAATAACCCAGCTGTACCAGACCCTAACTATAGCATAACAACACCTAACTCAGTCTATATAGCTACTTCAGCAGTCGGTAGTACATTTTTCAGCACATCATCAGCACTATCAGCATTATATACAGAAGGTATTGATCAATTTGATATATTAGATCAAACACTATACAGTAGTCTTACTAGCTTTTCACGAAGCTTAACTGCTGCATTTGTAAAATCACCTAGAAAGACTATTACACTAGCATGTGAGCCTACAACAGCTGTTACATATAGTAATGCCTTTGACTACGATATAATGGACTACCGAAAAGTGGTTGATGTTGTAGATTTCGAGGAAGGTTCAACAACCGGTATTAATACCCTATTTACCTTAGAGCAAACCTTAGCGCAGCAGACATATTTTAGTTACGCTCTCGGTAACTACGGATTTGACTTGTTATCCTGGTACTCGTTAAAAGAGTTTATGGATACAAGAGAAAAGCTACTAGCAACTACAAGAGACTTAAAGTTTAATCCAAGAACGCAGTATCTAACAATGTATCCTCAACCTAACACTAATCGATTCTATGGAGTTATATCATGTTATGTAGAGAGACCTATTAGAGACTTAGTTAAAGAACAGTGGGTATATCAATATGCTCTAGCTCTTTGCAAAATTACAATAGGTCGAGTAAGAAGTAAATTCGGTAACATTTCCCTACTTGGCGGTGGTTCTTTAAACTATGATCTATTGCAAGAGGGTCTTTCAGAGAAAAAAGAACTTGAAGCCCTTCTATACTCTGGAGCGACTCCGGGACTTTCTGATTCTGAGCCTGCTATGTTTTTCTGCGGATAGTATTTATTAATTATATTTAACAGGTTATCCTACAGTGACCCACTAAATATAATTATGATTAATAAAAAATATTTTCTAATGCTTAAACAGCACGATAATACAAAGTTAAAATATTTGTGCTTTCATTACGGTACAAAGGAATCCTGCTTTACATATAAAGGTTCAGGCAAATATTGGACGTCACATCTATCAAAGCATGGTAAAACAATAACAACAACGATTCTACTTGAGTCTGATAACCAGAGTGATATAGCAAAAGCAGGTATTGAATACTCGCAGTTATGGGATGTAGTTAAGTCATGTGAGTTTGCTAATCTTACTGTTGAAGATGCTCAGTCTACAGCAGAGCCACTACAGAGACCGGAAGTACGTCTAAAGAGAAATCAATCACTCAAGGCTAGAATTAAGACATGTGGATTAACCCCTAAAGAAAAAGAAGCACGTCAAAAGGGAGTTGCAGCTTGCCAGCGATTAGATGTAAGAGAAAGAGCTGCTAATACCTTAAGACATAGACTAGAAACCACAGGTCAAACTGATAAGGAGATGCTAAGATCTATTAATACGATTAACCGTATCCAAACAAAAGGTTTTACGGAAAGAGAACTAGCTAGTCATAAAAAGACTAGTGAAAGACAACTCGGCATAACAATCCGAGAACGTTTAGGTGATCCAAATTACATTGATCCTCGTAAAGGTAAACCGGCAGAAGAGATATATGGCTCGGATTACACTGGGCCATGGAATAAAGGTAAAACTATGAAGGAGCTAATAGGTGAAGATTATATAGATCCAAGAAGTAGACCATTCAATATAACATCGCAAGCCGGTGTGAACAGATATAGTAATACATTCGACTTCTTGAACTCTATGCGATTTTCAGGTCCGCAGTTTTTAAAACTAAAACGTAATGGTCAGCACACTATAAAGAGACAATCAAATACCAAGCATCCATATATACATGGAGAAACAATTTATTTTAATTATTGCGATGAGCTCTAAATATAAACAAGGTACATATAGACCAAGGAATCCTGATAAGTTTATAGGTTCAACAGCCACCTATAGATCAGGATTAGAATTAAAATTTTTTAGATTCTGCGACTATAATCCTAATATAGTAAAATGGTCCAGTGAGTCTGTAGTTGTACCCTACATATCACCAATTGATGGCAAGGTACACAGATACTTTGTAGATAACTATGTAGTTATTAAAGAGGGTAACATTCTAAAAAAGTATCTAGTAGAGATTAAACCTTATAAACAAACGCTACCTCCGCAGACCAAATATAGAAAGAAAGAGCATTTGCTATACGAGCAGAACATGTGGATTGTAAATCAAGCTAAATGGACTAGTGCGCAGGAGTATTGCAAGAAGAAAGGATTAAACTTCTTGATAATAACCGAGAAAGAATTAATTAATAGGAAATAGTTAACATGAGCATAAATAAATCTATATGTCATTAAAGCTTAATCTTCTAATTGGTCAAACTGCTCATGAGGATTCCTTTGAGTATATCGTAGAAGAAACTAATCGTAATACACCTTCTAACCTTTACATCAAGGGACCATATATGATGGCTGAAGGTATTAATAAGAATAAACGTATCTATCCTATCGATGAACTACGTAGTGAAGTCAGTCGATATAATGAAGAGATGGTCAAAACAGGAAGAGCAATGGGAGAGTTAAATCACCCTGCTGCAGCTGATGTTAACTTAGAAAGAGCGTGCCATATAGTAACTGAATTATATGAGAAAGACAATGTCTTTTACGGTAAATCTAAAGTCTTAACTACTCCGTGTGGTCAGATCGTTAGATCATTAATTAACGATGGTGTTAAAGTAGGTATGTCATCTCGTGCTCTAGGTACACTAGAAGAGCAGAGAGGTCATAATATAGTAAGAAATGTAAAGCTAATAGCTGTAGACTGCGTAGCTGACCCATCATACCCACAAGCTATTGTATCTGCTGTATTAGAGTCTAAACAATGGATATTAAATGATCATGGCAAGTTTGAAGAAGCCTTTGATGTATTAGATAAAAAGCTAAGTAAGTTACCTAAAAAAGATGTAGATAGCTTTTTATTAGAACAAATTATGAATTTTATTAATAAGCTATAAATATTGTATATGAAAGTTTCTTCTCAGAGCAAGCCAGTGTCAACAGACATATATAGTATACATAAATTTATTTCTGCCCTTTCTTCAAAAAATTATGCAGCAGCTAATAAATACTTAAAGAGCGCTATTGAGTCAAAGCTCAAGAATCGAATCAACAATCAGCTCGATACACCTTTATTCTAACACATGAAAGTTAAAAACATTTTACCTGATCAAGTTAAAGATCTTCTTACTGAAGACTCTTTAAATACTATCGAGACTGCTCTTCAAGAAAAGACAGCTCTTCTTATTGAAGCTGCATTAGTAGATCAAGATGAGTTATACTCACAGAAACTACAACAGCTAATGAAGGCCATTGATAAAGACCATACCTCGAAGCTAAAGCGGGTAGTTGAAGCAGTAGATATCTCAAACGCTCGTAAGTTATCAACCGTTGTTAAACGGTATGAGAAAGAGATCAATAAGAATGCCAAGACCTTCAAGAATACCTTAGTCGAGTCTATTTCTGATTACTTAGAAGAGTATATCGATGAAGCAATTCCTAAGGACGCAATTGTTGAGGCTACTAAGAATAAGACCGCTCTAAACGTTCTTACCAATCTCCGCAAAGTACTTGCTGTAGACGCTGCATTGATGCAAGAGTCAGTTAAAGAAGCCGTACAAGACGGTAAGACTCAATTAGACACTCTTAGTGAGCAAGTAACTAAGCTAGAGAAAGAAAATAAAATTCTCAAAGAATCTTATCTCAAGACCAAAGCTGATCTTATCCTCGAAGAAAAGACTTCAGCCTTACCTGATAAGAAGAAAGAGTATATCAAGAAAGTACTAGGTGATAAGACTCCTAAGTTCATCGAAGAAAACTTCGATTATACCCTCAGACTTTTTGATAAGAAAGAAAAAGAAAAGATTTCACAACTTAAGGATGAAGCCTTTAGTCGTAGAGTAGTTAAAACTGACGCACCTCGTGTCAATCTACAAGAGTCTACCACCAAAACCATTAACCCTTACGTAGACGCCTTAGAGCGTAACAGATAATTTTTCACCCTGAACAATGAGGTACTTCGGTACCTGAGTAACATAGATTTAATCTATGAAGGTCGAATAAAAGGAAACAAATAAATTTATGAATAAACCACAGTCATTTATTGATAGATCAAGAGCTGAGACACTTCTAGAGAAGTGGGCTCCAGTACTTGATTTCAAGTCAAATTCAATTAAGGAAATTGACAACGAGAACACTCGTCTCAATACCGCCATTCTTCTTGAGAACCAAGAGAAATGGTGCTTTGAGCAATCCGGTGCCACCTCTGCCTTAGGAACTGCAGCTGGTAATGCCCCTGGTGGCGTTAACTCAAGCGATTCTTATGCAACTGGTGACTCTCGTTTGCCTAAGATCCTTATTCCAATGATACGTCGTACATTCCCAGAGTTGATTTCCAATGAAATCGTTGGGGTACAGCCTATGTCTGGTCCAGTCGGTCTTGCTTTCGCTTTACGCTATAAGTATGATTCAACTGGTCTTGGCACCGGTGGTGTAGACGGCGGCGCAGCTTCTCTCGGTTCCCGTGATGGAAGACAAGCAGTCGTCAACTACGGCTCAGGCAATGCAGCTAACGAAGTTGGATATCAGCACATTGATACCAGATTCACCGGTACATCTTCGGCTGTACTTTCTGGTAACTCTGCATGGTCCTTCGCAAGGCAAGATCAAGGTGTTGCTGAAATTCTCAAGAACTTTGAGATTCAAAACAACATCCCACAGATCAACGTAACCTTCGAGAAAACAGCTGTTGAAGCTGGTACTCGTAGATTAGGTGCCCGTTGGTCCGTTGAGCTCGAACAGGATCTTAAGAACATGAACGGTATCGATATCGATTCTGAAATCACTAACGCTATGTCGTATGAGATTCAGGCCGAAATCGATCGTGAAATGATCATGAGAATGGTTCAGTCAGCTCTTAATGCTCCTGCCGGTCAAGGGTATTCCTTCTGGAACCCAGCCTCAGCAGACGGTCGTTGGTTAGTTGAAAGAAATAGAGACTTCTATCAGCGGTTAATCATTGAAGCAAACAGAATCGCTGTCCGTAACCGGCGCGGCGCTGCTAACTTCATCGTTGCTACTCCTCGTGTTT